CAGCAATGAATAGAGCTATGGATGATGTAATCATTACAGCTATGAATGCTTCTGCTTCAACTGGCGTTGCTGGTGCTACATCTACGGCATTACCTTCAAGTCAAAAGACTGCAACATCAAATCAATCAGATGGTTTGACTATTGCTAAACTTTTAGCTGCGAAGAAGATCCTAGATAACAACGATATTGATTCTTCAAGAAAGAGATTTATCGTTTGTGGTCCACAACAAATATCAGATCTATTAGGAACAACTCAAGTTACTTCAGCAGATTTTGCTACAGTTAGAGCATTATCAACTGGTGAAGTTAACTCGTTCTTAGGATTTGAGTTTATAATGTCAACAAGACTAAATTTTGATGCGTCTAATACAGACGACAGATTAGTTTTTGCTTACACAGAAGATGCAATTAAACTTGCTATCGGAAGTGATGTTAAAGCAAACATATCTGAGAGAGCTGACAAATCTTATTCTACACAAGTATACTATGCGATGAGCTTAGGTGCTACTAGAATGGAAGAGAAAGCTGTTGTTCAAATTCCATGTCACGAAGCTTAATTAATAGGAGGTTTTAAATTATGGCTAATTCAATACAATACGCTAAAACACAAACTACACCTGTTACTAAGTTAGATACAAACGAACTTGGTGGTAGAGTTAGAATGGCATTTGCAGAATACGAAGCTGCAACTGAACAATCTACTATTACTATGTTTAGTTTACCTAATGGTGCAAGACTATTATCAGGAGCATTATCACATGACGCTCTTAATTCTAGTACTACACTTTCAGTTGGTTACGCTGCTCACACAAAAGCAGACGGAACAGCTCAAGCATTAGATGTAGATGAATACAAAGCAGCGGCAGCTTCAACATCTGCTACTAGCTCTGATGTTCTTGTTACTATGGCTTTAGGTAAAAACTCTGTACTTGACGCAAATGAAGATGGTGTTCCGATTACAGTTACATTGGCTGGTGCTGATGGAGCTGGAACTATCCAACTTCAAATGTTCTATGTAATAGACTAGGAAAAATAATTTTAGGCGGTGAAAGCGAGAGTGGAAGCCGCCTAGAGTGCAATCATAATGGCTAGATCAATTTCCAGAAATAAAAGAAATTACAGACCTACAAAGTCTGGAGCTGGAATGACTAGAAAAGGAGTTAGAGCTTATAGAGCTGCTAATCCAGGATCAAAATTAAAAACCGCAGTAACTGGTAAAGTTAAAAGAGGATCAGCTGCTGCCAAAAGAAGAAAATCATATTGTGCTAGATCAGGTGGACAACTGAAAAGAAGTTCAGCAAAAACTAGAAACAATCCTAACTCAAGAATTAGACAAGCTAGAAGAAGATGGAAATGTTAAAGTGAAGTATATTTTAGTTTTATATATGTGCAGTATGACTACTGGCGAATGTCCATCTAATCAAATAGCTGGATTACAATATAATAATCACTTTGATTGTGTTCTTGATGGTTATCGAGTTTCACACGACACTTTTAAGAATTTAGCTTCAATAAAAGATTTTGAAAAAGACAGAATTGAGAGAGAAAAATTAGTAATAAAATTTCAATGTAAACAAGTAGGAGAAGATACATAATGGCATCAGTAGTAAATATGTGCAATTCAGCGTTAAATCTGCTGGGTGCATCAACAATATCAGCATTAACAGACGATACTAAAAACGCTCGTTTATGTAATCAAAGATATGAACCAGTAAGAAATAGAGTATTTAGATCTCATGCTTGGAACTGTTTGCATAAAAGAGTTCAATTAGCTCAGAACTCTACAGCTCCAGTAGTAGAATATGATCATGCTTACGCATTACCTTCAGATTGTTTGAGAGTTTTAAAAATTCATAATGGTACTACAGACAGTATAGCAGCATCATTAGATTATAAATTAGAAGGTAGAAACATTGTAACAGATATAGATACAGTTTTTTTAATCTATATTGCATTAGATACCGATCCTAATAATTACGATACATATTTAAGAGAAAGTATTTCACATCAACTATCAGCAGATTTAGCTTATGCAATTACAAACAATGCAACACTAGCTAATCAATATATGGCTAGAGCTGATGAAAGATTAAGAGAAGCAAGATTTATAGATGCTACAGAAAATAGTTTAGGAACAATCGAGGCAAATGAATTTACTGATGCAAGGTTATAATGACCGTATCAGATTTCGATCCAACTCTAGTTAGTATCTATCCAGAAAAAAAATACTTATTACATTTTCAATGGGGTAACTCATCTAAAGTTTATCGATATGCTTTAGTAGAAGAAATAAATTCAAACGAAATAGATCCAAGACTTAAACAAAAAAAAGATGAAAAAAATTTAACACAAAAAGAAATTTGGAAAAATAAATATGCCAAGAACTACAGCATCATTAAATAGTTTCGTATCAGGAGAATTTTCTGCCAAGATGGATGGTAGAATAGATTTTGATAAATATACTTCAGGATGTAAAACTTTACAAAATATGTTAGTGCATCCTCAAGGTGCAGCTGCAAGAAGAGTTGGTACTCAATTTATTTCAGAAGTTAAAACAAGCTCTGCAAAAACAAGATTAATACCTTTTGAATTTTCTACAACTCAAACTTATGTTTTAGAATTTGGAAATACTTATATCCGAATGTTTAAAGATAAAGGTCAAATTACTGAAGGCGATGTAACTATATCTGCAATTACTAAAGCTAATCCAGCTGTAGTAACTGCTAATGGTCATGGCTTTGCAAATGGAGACTTTGTTATCTTATCTTCTGTAGTTGGCATGACAGAAGTAAATGGTAAAACTTTTAAAGTTGCTGACAAAACTACTAACACTTTTGAATTACAAAATGTTGATGGAACAGATATAAATTCATCTGCATTTACAACTTATTCATCTGGTGGAGATGCTAATAGAATTTACGAAATAACTTCTCCATATTTAACTGCTGAATTATTTGAATTAAAATTTTCACAAAGTGCGGATGTAATGTACATAACTCATCCAAATCACGAAGTGATGAAGTTATCAAGAACTGGTCACACAGCCTGGACATTAACAGAAGTTGAATTTACAGATGGACCTTATTTATCTGAAAACACTACAGCGACAACTATTACACCTCAACAAACAGCAGCAGCAACTGGTAAAACTTTAACCTTATCTGCTGTAACTGGTGTTAATGGTGGGGTAGGTTGGTTAGCAACAGATATTGGAAGAATAGTAAGTTTTAATTCTGGTAAAGCAAAAATTACAGCTAGAACAAATGCTACAGTTGCAGTTGCAACAATCACTACAGATTTTGCTAATACTGATGCTACAGCCGCTTTTAAGCTTGGAGCATTTTCAGATACAACTGGACATCCTTCATGCGGATCATTCTTTGAACAAAGATTAGTTTTTGCTGGAACTAAAGATGAGCCACAAACTTTGTATTTCTCTAAATCTGGAGATTACGAAAATATGACTACTGGTACAAATGCTGATGACGCTATGGTTTATACCATTGCCAGTAACCAGGTTAATAAAATTAGATATTTAAAAGCTGTCAGAACTTTATTGATAGGAACTACTGGTGGAGAATTTTCTGTTAGTGCAGATGGTACAGATGCTGCAGTTACACCAGTTAATATACAAATCAGGAGACAAAGTTCTTTTGGTGCTGCTAATGTTGATGCTCAACCAGCTGGTAATGCAATTTTGTTTTTACAAAGAGCTAAAAGAAAAATTAGAGAACTAGCCTACAATTATGACACAGATGGTTATGTTGCACCTGACCTTTGTATATTAAATGAAACCATTACAAATACTGGTATTAATGAAATGGCTTATCAACAAGCACCAGATAGTATTTTATGGTGTGTAAGAGATGACGGAGTTTTATCAGGTTTAACATATCAACGAACTGATAATGTTGTAGCTTGGCACAGACACATTATAGGTGGAAAATCCGATACTACTAAAAATATTATTCAACAAAAAATAGCATTCACAGCTAATACATCAGTTGTAAATGGAACTAATAATACAATTACTTTATCATCTCATGGACTAGCAACTAACGATCCAGTTTATTATCAAGCTGATGCTAATCCAATAACTGGAATATCAAGTGGAACTCTTTATTTTGTAATCAGATCTGATGCTAATACAATTAAACTTGCTACAACTGCTGCTAACTCTGCGGCTGGAACTGCAATTAGTTTAACTGGACCAAGTACAGCATCAACACAAAATATTTATCAAGGCGTAAATATTTCATCAAATGTTATTTATTCTTCAGCTCATGGATTTAAAACTGGAGATGTAATCTTTTATGATAATATTGGAACAGCTATTGGTGGTTTAAGTGAAAATATAGAATACTATGTTTCAAGAGTAGATGACGATCAATTTAAACTTTATACTGATAGCAAATTAACAAGTGTTGTTTCTTTAACTTCAGCTCATACATCAGAGCAAACAGATAATATTTTACAAGATGCAAAAGTAGAAAGTGTTGCAACTATATCTGGAGATCTTAATGAAGATGAGCTTTGGGTAATTACTCAAAGGTGGGTTAATGGAGCTGTAAGACGATATGTTGAATGTTTTTCTAATTTTGATTTTGATGAGACTGCACCAGAAGATTTTAAATTTGTAGATAGTCATTTATCTTATTCAGGAGTAGCAGTTAGTTCACTATCAG